TTCGATGACCGCGCCGACAGCGATGAGGTCGAGATGCTGGTGGAGCGGCTGCTGGAGATGGGCTTCGCGCCGGAGCCTGACCCCAACTCACCGGGTGAGGAGGACGTTGCCAGCGATGACACGCTTGCCGTATCCGACAGCGGTTGGGTCAGCCCTTGGGACAGACTGCGGGATGAGGAGATAGAGCCACCCGCTTACGGTATCCCAGAGCCGGAGATCAGCGGCGTCTGCATCGCCATGCCGCGCAGTCTTTTCAGCGAAACGGCTCTCGCCAACCTCAACGCTCTGCTTGCCGCCAAGGGCGGGCTTATCCGCAAGGCGCTGGGAGTAGCGGAACTGCCGGTCGAGGTGACCGAGGACAAGGTGTCCTTCCCCTGGTTCATCGGACAGCCGACCCCGGAGGAGCTCAAAGCCTACGACCATTTCATCTGCGCCATCTGCGAGATGGCGAGAAACCAGAAGCGCATCACAGCCAAGGAAAAAGAAACGGGCAACGACAAGTACGCTTTCCGCTGCTTCCTTCTCCGCCTCGGTTTCATAGGAGCGGAGTACAAAGAGCAGCGGAAGATACTGCTTCGAAATCTGACGGGCAGTTCTGCTTTCAGGGGAGGTGTGCAGGATGCGGTTTCCGAGTAGAGAATTGGTCGAGAGTATCCGCAAGCATTACCCGGTCGGCTGTCGCGTGGAGCTCCTGTGCATGAACGATGTGCAGGCCCCGCCCGTAGGCACAAAAGGCACCGTGCGCGGCGTGGATGACATTGGCTCGGTTATGGTTGCCTGGGACAACGGCAGCGGCTTGTCGGTGGCATACGGCGAAGACTCATGCCGGAGGTGCGATGATGACTGATACGGTCAAGCGGCAGATACTTGCCGTCCGGGATACCGGGCTTACCAATATGTTTGATGTACGCATGGTGCAGCGCATCGCCAACGACATGGGCTTCTATGAGCTGGTCGTTTTCCTCGAAGAAAGCCGCTCCGAGTATGTGCATTTCATCCTCACGGGCGAGGGATAATTGTGTAGTTTATTCGCAGAATTGACTTGCTATTATCCTCGTTCAGAGTGATATATGTACATACCAAAACGAACGGAGGACACCCACCATGATGAATACCTTCAAAAAGCAGATTGCCAGCATTCACACCGAGAACGACCTCAAGGACGCTCACATAGCGATCAGCCAGGCTTGCAGCGCCTACAAAATCAGCGGGGAACAGTTCATGGAGCTGCGGAGCCTGCTCAAGGCAAAGCGCGTCGAGAAGGGATTCACTTGGGGAAAGGGCATCTAAGGAGGAAACGACAATGACAGACAAACAGCTAAAGCAGGCCAAGAATCAGCTCCCGCAGGGTGAGCGTTTCGACCGCGCCTACAGCGCCTACGAGGGCGGCATTCGCCTGATCTCCAAGAAGGCTGACGGTACCGAGACACGCTATAAGGTAATCTTCGACGCCGACGGAAACGTCAGCCTTGAACGGTTTTAAGGAGGGCGCGACCATGTGGAAAGAAGGAAGCCTCAAGGTTTACAACAGTATTTTTCATTACTGGCTGAAGGTCTACGACGAATGCTCACAGTACGGCATCGACGGCGGCAAGGTCAGTAAGCTGATGCTCAAGCGAGATGGCAAGATCATCGCCAATTACGATAGGGGCTGGGACATCAAGCCCGCCGACCCCGACACGCAGCTTGCGGTCGACATCCTGCTTCACGGCGAAAACTACTAAGCCCAGCATAACAGCCGGGAACAGCCCTTGACGGGGCTGTATCTCGTACACATACATTTTGAAGTCGCCATCGGGCGGCTATTTTTTATGCTCATTTGAGAGGAGACGGTGCGTATGCGCAAGCTGAAAAGATATAAACCGACGCAGTTCAAAGCGCCGGACTCCACTTACGATAAAGACGCTGCCGACCGCGCCGTTGCTTTTATCGAAGCCCTGTGTCATACCAAGGGCACATGGGCCGGTAAGCCCTTTGAGCTCATCGACTGGCAGGAGCAGATCATCCGCGATATCTTCGGGACACTCAAGCCCAATGGCTACCGGCAGTTTAATACCGCCTATGTGGAGATACCAAAGAAAATGGGCAAATCGGAGCTTGCGGCGGCAATCGCTTTGCTTCTTACCTGCGCCGACCATGAGGAACGTGCCGAGGTGTATGGCTGCGCTGCCGACCGCAATCAGGCGTCCATCGTTTTCAACGTGGCTGCGGACATGGTGCGGTACTGTCCGGCGCTCGCCAAGCGGGTGAAAATCCTCGACTCCATGAAGCGGCTCATCTATCAACCGACCGGCAGCATCTATCAGGTGCTGTCTGCTGATGTCGGCAACAAGCACGGTTTCAACACCCACGGCGTGGTGTTCGATGAGCTGCACACCCAGCCCAACCGGAAGCTCTACGACGTCATGACCAAGGGCAGCGGCGACGCACGAATGCAGCCGCTGTATTTTCTTATCACGACTGCCGGAGATAACCAGAACAGCATCTGCTGGGAAGTGCATCAAAAAGCGCTGGACATCATCGACGGGCGCAAGCATGACCCCACCTTCTACCCGGTCATATACGGCGCGGCACAGGAGGACGATTGGACAGACCCGAAGGTCTGGAAGAAGGCGAATCCGTCCCTGGGCATCACGGTCGGCATGGACAAGGTCAAAGCGGCCTGCGAGAGCGCCAAACAGAATCCCGCTGAAGAGAACAGCTTCCGTCAGCTCCGGCTCAATCAATGGGTCAAACAGGCTGTGCGCTGGATGCCAATGGACAAATGGGATAAGTGCGCGTTTGCCGTAGACGCGGAATCACTTGAAGGTCGTGTGTGCTATGGCGGACTTGACCTGTCCAGCAGCACAGACATCACAGCATTCGTTCTGGTCTTCCCACCCGGTGACGAGGAGGATAAATACAGCATTCTGCCGTTCTTCTGGATACCGGAAGATAATATCGCCCTCCGCGTCAAGCGCGACCACGTCAACTACGATCTCTGGGAGCGGCAGGGCTTCCTGCAAACGACGGAGGGCAACGTCGTTCACTACGGCTACATCGAGCAGTTCATCGAGCAGCTCGGCACGAAGTACAACATCCGCGAGATTGCATTCGACCGCTGGGGCGCAGTACAGATGACACAAAACCTCGAAAACCTCGGCTTCTCCGTCGTTCCCTTCGGGCAGGGCTTCAAGGATATGTCCCCGCCGACAAAGGAGCTGATGAAGCTCACGCTGGAACAGAAGCTGGCACACGGCGGGCACCCAGTACTTCGCTGGATGATGGACAACATCTTCATTCGCACAGACCCTGCCGGGAACATCAAGGCAGACAAGGAAAAGTCCACAGAGAAGATCGACGGCGCTGTCGCGACCATCATGGCACTCGACCGGGCGATCCGCTGCGGCAACGACAACAGTGCTTCGGTCTATGATGACCGGGGCATTTTGTTTATCTGATAAAGGAGAGTGATTTCACATGAGCATATTTACCGGGATGTTCCGCTCCCGCGACAAGCCCCAAAATCGCACGGCGGGCAGTTCCTACAGCTTCTTCTTCGGCGGCTCGACCTCCGGCAAGACTGTGACGGAGCGCACCGCCATGCAGATGACTGCGGTCTACTCCTGCGTCCGCATTCTTGCGGAGGCTGTGGCGGGACTGCCGCTCAACCTGTATCATTACTTGCCGGACGGTGGCAAAGAGAAGTCCTACGACCATCCGTTGTACCGTCTGCTCCATGACGAGCCAAACCCTGAGATGAGCTCCTTCGTGTTCCGGGAGACTCTCATGACACACCTTTTGCTGTGGGGCAACGCCTACGCCCAGATAATCCGCAACGGCAAGGGCGAGGTCGTGGCACTGTATCCGCTGATGCCTAACAAGATGACCGTTGACCGGGATAAGGATGGACGGCTGTATTACAGCTACAACCACTCTTCGGAGGAATCGCCCACGCTGGAGGGCTCCACCGTTATCCTGCGCCCGTCCGATGTGCTGCACATTCCGGGGCTGGGCTTCGACGGTCTGGTCGGCTACAGCCCCATCGCTATGGCGAAGAACGCTATCGGCATGGCAATCGCCTGCGAGGAGTACGGAGCTAAGTTCTTCGCCAACGGCGCTGCTCCGGGCGGCGTGCTGGAACATCCCGGCACCATCAAAGACCCGCAGCGTGTCCGCGAGAGTTGGCAGTCCACCTTCGGCGGCAGCGGCAACAGCAATAAGATTGCCGTGCTGGAAGAGGGCATGAAATACACGCCGATTGGTATCTCCCCGGAGCAGGCACAGTTCTTGGAGACACGAAAGTTCCAAATCAACGAGATAGCTCGAATTTTCAGAGTCCCTCCGCACATGGTGGGCGACCTTGAAAAGTCGAGCTTTTCTAATATCGAGCAGCAGTCCCTTGAGTTCGTGAAGTACACCCTCGACCCGTGGGTCATCCGCTGGGAGCAGTCCATCATGCGGACACTTCTCAGCGCCGACGAGAAGAAGCAGTATTTCGTGAAGTTCAATCTGGAAGGACTGCTTCGCGGTGATTACGCTTCCCGCATGAGCGGCTATGCGGTCGGCATACAGAACGGTTTCATGTCACCAAATGATGTAAGAAACCTTGAGAATATGGATTTAATTCCCGATGAACTTGGCGGCAACAGGTATCTGTGTAACGGCAATATGGTCGATATAGCTAACGCAGGAAGGTGGAACGCCCCTGATGAGAATTGACATGACAGGTAAAAAATATGGTCGCCTTACTGTGCTGCGAAAAGAAGGAGTTTACAAGGGTCACGATACATTGTGGTTTTGCAAATGCCAGTGCGGTAATTCTACAATAGTACGCGGAAGCTACTTAAGAAACGGTCATACAAAAACCTGCGGCCATTGCATTAGGTACGAAAAAGAAGCTGACTATTACCGTTGTACTGTTGGGACTGGGCGTTCCTTTATTTTTGATGTGCAGGATTTCCCACAAGTGTCAAAATATCAGTGGTCAGTTTCAAAGGACGGGTATGTTCTCGGTTATAGTGAAGGACAATGCGTAAAACTACACCGACTGCTACTCGGCAATCCAGACATGGTTGTTGACCACATAAACGGTAACCCAAGCGACTGTAGACGCATAAACCTTCGAGTTGCGACACAACATCAAAACACATACAACTCATCAATATCCAAATCAAGTTCAACTGGGTATAAAGGTGTGTGCTTTGACAAGCACAGACGAAAGTATATAGCGCATATTCACCCAAACGGAAAGATGGTTTTCCTCGGTTATTATGGCAGCCCATATGAAGCCGCTCTTGCTTATGACAAGGCGGCTTCTATATATTTTGGCGAGTATGCAAAACTGAATTTTAAGGAAGGTGAGCAAACTGGCACAGGAAACTAAAACACAGCGCCACGCGGATATCTGCGCCGAGCTGAACGATATCTACTTCCGAAAGAACGCCGACTACGGCGACAGCTTCGGAGAGACGTTTCGTAAGCTCGGCATAATCAGCGCGGTCACACGCATCACCGACAAGGTCAACCGGCTCCAGAGCCTGTGTGTACGAGCGGCACAGGTTCCCGATGAGTCGGTCAGGGACACGCTCCTCGACCTTGCCAACTACGCGATCATGTCGGTGATTGAACTGGAACGCTCGAATCAAACGGAAACGGAGGCTTCCACTGAATGAAGAAATTCTGGAACTGGACAAAGGACGAAGAGTCCGGCGTCCGAACGCTCTACCTCGACGGCACCATTGCCGAGGAGAGCTGGTTTGACGATGACGTCACGCCCAAGGCGTTCAAAGAGGAGCTGACCAGCGGCGAGGGCAACATCGTCATCTGGATCAACTCTCCCGGCGGCGACTGCGTGGCGGCAAGTCAGATCTACGCCATGCTCATGGACTACAAGGGTGACGTCACGGTCAAGATCGACGGCATCGCTGCTTCGGCTGCGTCTGTCATCGCTATGGCGGGTACGAAGGTGCTCATGGCTCCCACGGCGCTCATGATGATTCACAATCCGCTGACGGTAGCAATCGGCGACAGCGAGGAAATGCAGAAAGCCATCGCCATGCTCTCGGAGGTTAAAGAAAGCATCATCAACGCCTACGAGATCAAGACCGGGCAGTCCCGCGCCAAGCTCTCCCATCTTATGGATGCGGAGACTTGGATGAACGCAAACAAGGCAATCGAATACGGCTTTGCCGACGGCATTCTGGAGGACAAAAAGAGTCCCTCGGATGTCGTCGTTTCTTTTGCCTTCTCCCGCAGAGCCGTCACCAATTCCCTCATGAGTAAGCTCACCGCTAAACAGAAAGCGAATAAGCCCGCTGCCCCAGAGCGCTCGGTAAACGAGCTCATGGAGCGGCTCAACCTGATGAAATATTAAGGAGGAAACATCACTATGGCTACTATTCTTGAACTGCGCGAGAAGCGCGCAAAGGCGTGGGAAGCGACCAAGGCTTTCCTTGACACCCATCGCACCGAAAAGGGCACCCTCACCGCAGAGGACGACGCCTCCTACTCCCGCATGGAGCAGGATATCACGGACCTTGGCAAGGAAATCAACCGTCTGGAGCGTCAGGAGGCGCTGGACGCCGAGCTGAAGCTGCCCGTCAGCAAGCCTCTCACCGAGCGCCCGGACGCAAACAAGCAGGACACCAAGACCAGCCGTGCCGCTGATGCGTACAAGTCCGCATTCTGGACTCAGACCCGTTCCAAGGACGGCGTTACCCTGCCGGAGATCCGCAATGCCCTCCAGATCGGCGTCGACTCCGAAGGCGGGTATCTCTGCCCGGACGAGTTCGAGCACACGCTTATCCAGGCGCTGAAGGCAGACAACATCGTCCGTGAGCACGCCCATGTGTTCACCACCTCTTCCGGCTCCCATAAGATTCCCGTTGTGACCAGCAAGGGCACCGCCTCTTGGGTGGACGAGGAGGGCGCTATTCCTGAGTCCGATGATGTGTTCGGTCAGCAGCTCATCGGCGCGCACAAGGTGGCGACTCTCATCAAGGTCTCCGAGGAGCTTCTCAACGACTCCGCCTTCGACCTAGAGAGCTACTTCACCACCGAGTTTGCCCGTCGTATTGGCGACAAGGAAGAGGACGCTTTCCTCAACGGTAACGGCACCGGCAAGCCTACCGGCATTCTGGATGCCACCTCCGGCGCACCCGTGGGTGTTACTGCTGCTGGGGCGACTGCCATCACCGCTGATGAGATCATCACGCTCTACTACTCCCTCGGCGCGCCTTACCGCAAGAACGCCATCTGGGTTCTGTCTGACGCCACCATCGCGGTCATCCGCAAGCTGAAGGACGGCAACGGTCAGTACCTCTGGCAGCCCGCGCTGCACGAGGGTCAGTTCGACACGCTGCTCGGTAAGAAAATCTTCACCTCTCCGTATATGCCCACGATGGCGGCCGGGAATAAGTCCGTGCTGTTCGGCGACCTCCAGTTCTACTGGATCGGCGACCGTCAGGGCGTCACCTTCCGCCGCCTGAACGAGCGCTACGCAGAGACCGGGCAGGTCGGCTTCCTCGCTTCCAAGCGCGTGGACGGCAAGCTCATTCTGCCGGAGGCTATCAAGGTACTCCAGCAGCACGCCTAAGGAGGGCTGACCTATGAGCGAGTATAACGCAAAGAACTACACCGAACAGGGCGGCGAAAAGACCGTCATCGGCGGTACGCTGGAGATCAAGGAGGGAGCCTCGGTAACGGGGCTTCCTTCTGATTTTTCCCCCGCCGCAAATCAGGCGGACAGCACTGCCACCACCATCGCACTGCTGAAGGACGACTTCAACGCTCTTCTGGCAAAGCTGAAGACCGCCGGTCTGATGGAAGCCGACGCGGTAACTGAGTAAAGGAGGTAGCGGTGATGACTACGCTGCTTGAAAAAGTCAAAGCAAATCTCATCCTTGAACACGATGCCCACGACGAGCTTCTGGGGCTGTACATCACCGCCGCCACCCGCTACGCCGAGAGCTACCAGCACAGGGCGGAGAATTACTACAGCACCAACGCCATGCCGCCCACTACCGAACAGGCCGTCATCATGCTGTCGTCCCACTTCTACGAGTCCCGGGACGGCAGCACGGGCGGCTTCTTTTCGGATAACGTGCAAGCCGGGCAGCAGGTCTGGAACACGGTCAATCTGCTCCTGCGGCTCGATCGGGAATGGAAGGTGTGAGCATGAGCTTTGGAAAGATGAATACCACAATCGACATCGTTCTTTCTACGACCGCAAAGGACGCGGAGGGCTTCAGCACCGGCGCAGACCTTGTGCTGGCAACGGTACAGGCTTATCGGGAAGGTCGGCATGGCAACGAGAAATGGGCAAATCGCGCTCAGTTCTCGGAGGCCACCGACCTTTTCCGTTTCCGCGTCATCCCCGGCGTCACCGTCACCACCGCTATGGTGGTCATAAACGACGGTGGGCGCTTTGAGATCACTTCCGTCGAGGACGTGAAAGGACGCGGTATGTATATCGAGGTGCTGGCGAAGGAGGTGAAGCCCAGTGGCTAAAGCAAGTTTCAAGCTGCCGGAGGACTTCCTTCTGAAGCTCTCCAAGCTGGGAGATAAGACCGACGAAATCATTCCGAAGGTGCTGGAGGCCGGAGGCGAGGTCGTGGAGACAAGGGCCAAATCCAATCTGCAAGCTGTCATTGGCAGCGGCACAAAGGGAGAAAGCCGCACCACCGGCGAGCTGGTTGGCGCTCTGGGCGTTTCACCCGCCAAGCAGGATAAGGACGGCAACTTCAATGTGAAGGTCGGCTTCGCGGACGGACGCTCGGACGGGCGCTCCAACTCCATGATCGCAGGTGTTCTGGAGTACGGCAAGCACGGTCAACCGGCGAAACCGTTTCTGAAGCCCGCCAAATCCTCCAGCAAGAACGCCTGCATCGACGCCATGAAAGCCGCCTTTGAACAGGAGGTGGAGCATATATGAGCCTGCTCACAGAGCTAAACACGCTGCTCTCTCCGCTCATCCCCATCGAAACAGGCGTGTTCTCCGACACCGCGCCCGACTGCTATATGGTCATCACGCCAATTGTGGAGACCTTCGAGCTTTACGCCGACGACAAGCCACATCATGAGGTGCAGGAGGCGCGGCTCTCCTTGTTCGACAAGGGCAGTTACACTGCAATCAAAAATACCATCGTCCGGGCGCTGCTTGCTGCGGACATCACCATAACCGACCGCCGGTATGTCGGTCACGAGGACGCTACCGGCTATCACCACTTCGCCATTGACGTGGCGAAGGACTATTCATACGAAATGGAGGAATGACCTATGGCAACCATCGGTCTTGACAGACTGTTTTATGCGCCCATCACCGAAGCCAGCGATGGCTCGGAGACCTACGGGATCCCCGCTTCTCTTGCCAAAGCCATCTCTGCGGAGCTGTCCGTGGAGGTAAATGAGGCAACGCTCTATGCCGATGACGGTGTGGCGGAGGCCGTGAAGGAGTTCAAGTCCGGCACTCTGACGCTGGGCATTGATGACATCGGTACCTCCGCCGCCAACGCGCTCACGGGAGCGCAGATCGACAGTAATCACGTTCTTATCTCGGCATCCGAGAACGGTGGCATCCCTGTGGCTATCGGTTTCCGGGCACGGAAGTCCAACGGCAAATACAAGTATTTCTGGCTTTACCGCGTCATCTTCGGTATCCCGGCGACCAACCTCGCTACCAAGGGCGACAGCATCACCTTTTCCACGCCCACCATCGAAGGCACCATCTACCGCCGCAATAAGTTGGACGGACAGGATAAGCACCCGTGGAAGGCTGAAGCCAACGAGGGCGACGCCAGTCTGCCCGGAAGCGTACTCACCGGCTGGTTTGATGAGGTGTATGAGCCAACCTTCAATCCCGCCAGCGCCAATCTATCCGCGCTGACCCTCGGCTCTCTCACGCTCACGCCTGCCTTTAGCGGCAGCACCACATCATACACGGCGGCTACCACGAACGCTACCAACACCGTGACTGCTACCGCTGTGGACGGAAACGCCACCATTGCTATCACCAATGGAAGTACGCCCGTGACCAACGGTCAGTCCGCGACATGGGCAGAGGGTGCGAATACGCTGACCATCGTGGTGACCAGCGGCGCTCTGACCAAGACCTACACGGTCACGGTCACGAAATCCTAAGGAGGGCGACTAAATGGCTAATGACAGAAGCGCCGCTGTGACTATCGGCGGCAAGAATTACGAGATGATCCTCACCACCCGCGCCACGAAGGAGATCGCCAAGCGTTACGGCGGCCTTGCCAATCTGGGCGAAAAGCTCATGAAGAGCGAGAATTTCGAGATGGCGCTTGACGAGGTGGTGTGGCTCATCACTCTTTTGGCAAACCAGAGCGTCCTCGTCCACAACCTCCAAAACCCTGAGGACAAGCGTGAGCTGCTGACGGAAGAGGCTGTGGAGCTGCTCACCTCGCCGCTGGAGCTTGCCACCTACAAGGAATCCATCATGGAGGCCATGTTCAAGGGAGCCAAGCGCGAGGTCGAAAGCGAGGATGACTCAAAAAACGCGGCGGTCGGGTAAGCGACGAGGAGTTGTTTGCCCGACTTATCTTTTATGGCGTTTCTCTGCTCCACAGGTCAGAGCAGGAGGTCTGGCTCATGCCGCTGGGTCACCTGCTCGACCAGTGGGAGTGCTATAAGCAGTTTAACAGCATGACAAAAGCAACACGGGAGCATTACATCGACGAAATAATCCCTACGGGCATCTGAGGAGGTGGTAAGTTATGGCAGATAATTTTGGCTTAAAAATCGGCGTTGAGGGCGAAAAGGAATTCAAAAAAGCTCTCGCTGACATCAACCAGTCGTTCAAAGTTCTCGGCAGTGAAATGAAACTTGCCACCTCGCAGTTCGACAAGAATGAATCCAGCGTGGAATCTCTCACTGCAAAAAATGAAGTCCTTACCAAGCAGATCGACGCGCAGAAAGGTAAAATTGAGACTCTACGTTCCGCTCTCCAGAACGCCTCGGACTCCTTCGGTGAGAACGACCGCCGCACCCAGCAGTGGGTCGTGGCGCTCAACAACGCCGAAGCCGAACTTAACGGCATGGAGCGTGAGCTGAAGGACAACGAGCAGGCCATCGACAAAATGGGCGATGAGTCTGCGGACGCTGCCAAACAGACGGACAAGCTGGGTGACGAGATCGAGGACACCGCAAAAGAAGCGGATGCCTCCGGCGGCAAGTTTGAGAAACTCGGCTCTATTGTCAAGGGTGTGGGCGTTGCTATGGGTGCTGCTCTTGCTGCTATTGGCACGGCGGCTATCGCGGCAGGAAAAGCCCTTGTGGATATGACCGTGGAAGCCGCCGCTTATGCCGACGATATGCTCACACAGTCCACCGTCACGGGCATGAGCGTGGAGAGCCTACAAGCGTACTCCTACGCCGCCGACCTCGTTGACGTGTCGCTGGACACGCTCACTGGGTCTATGGCAAAAAACGTCAAGTCCATGTCCAATGCGGCTCAAGGCTCCGCGAAGTATGCGGATGCTTATGCCCAGCTTGGAGTTGCAGTCACCAATACGGACGGCTCTATGCGTGACAGCGAGGAGGTCTATTGGGAGTGCATCGACGCTCTCGGTAACATCTCCAACGAAACAGAACGCGACGCTCTCGCCATGCAGCTTTTCGGCAAGTCGGCGCAGGACTTGAATCCCCTTATCGCACAAGGCAGCGAGGGCATCGCGGCTCTGACCGATGAAGCACACCGCATTGGCGCTGTTCTCTCTGAGGAGAGCATTGCCAAGCTCGGCGCTTTCGACGATTCCGTGCAACGGCTCAAACAGGGGTCTGCGGCGGCAAAGCGCGTCATGGGTACTGTGCTTCTGCCGCAGCTCCAAGACCTCGCCGACGACGGCGTATCCCTGCTCGGTGAGTTCACCTCCGGGCTTGTGGAGGCCGGGGACGACTTTGGAAAAATCAGCGAGGTCATCGGCAATACCGTCGGCGGTCTTGCGGACATGATAATGGAGCATATGCCGAAAATCATTCAGGTCGGAATGGACATCGTCATGGCTATCGGGAACGCCATTATTGAGAATCTGCCAACGCTGGTTGAATGCGCGTCCACAGTTATTATGACATTTCTCGAAGGGCTGATCGAGGCACTGCCGTCCATCACGGAGGGTGCGCTTCAGCTTGTGCTGACGCTGGTGCAGGGCATCATCGACAACCTCCCCGCCATTATTGAAGCGGCGATACAGATGATCGTTACGCTGGCGACCGGGCTTGCGGAGGCTCTCCCGGAGCTGGTGCCGTCCATCGTGGAGGCAATCATCCTCATCTGCCAGACGCTCATCGACAATCTCGACCTCATTCTGGACGCCGCGTTTCAAATCATCGCGGGTCTGGCACAGGGCATTTTGAACGCGCTCCCGAAGCTCATTGAGGCTCTGCCTCAGATCATCACGACCATTATCAACTTCATCACCAGCAACCTACCGAAGATTATTGAGATGGGCATCAAGCTCATCGTTCAGCTTGCGGTAGGGCTGGTGAATGCCATCCCGCAGCTCGCCGCCGCCATTCCGCAAATCATCGCGGCGCTGGTGCAGGGGCTTGGACAGGCGGTCGGTGCTGTGGTCAACATTGGCAAGAATATCGTGCAAGGCTTGTGGCAGGGCATCCAGTCGCTGGCGTCGTGGATTTCCTCCAAGGTATCCAGCTTCTTCTCCGGCATCGTCAACGGCGCAAAGCGTCTGCTGGGTATCCGTTCCCCGTCTAAGGTCTTTGCCGGTATCGGTGAGAACATGGGCGCGGGTATCGGCGTGGGCTTCACCGACGCCATGAGCGGAGTCGAAAAGGACATGGAGAAAGCAATCCCCACCGACTTCGACCTCGACATGAACGGCGCAGTCACGGGCGTGAACGGCATGACGGCGACCGCACAGGCGTTCAATGTCACCATCCCGCTGACGCTGGACGGGGCTACGCTCACCCGTATTATTTCTCAAATCCAATGGAGCCAGAACGCGGTCACCGTCCGCAATCTCGGCGTCGTGTAAGGAGGTGGAGTTATGGCTACAGGCTGGTATGACATCAGCGCAAGAGCATTTAATGGCGACTACAGCGGGTATATCCGTTTCGCAAATCAGTTGTTCAGGAACGATGGTGAGATAACCTCATCGACCAGCAACGCCATGCGCGTCTTTGATATCAGCGAGAATTCGCAGTACCGCGTTACGATGCAGATGCGGAACCGTTTCCGCTTGGGCTGTATTCCAACGCTTACCACCGGGCAGACAGTTATCAACTATGTCTTCGACCCGCTTGACAACAACGACGCCACCGACCAGGGCGGTGCTGTTCGGTCGCTTGAGATAAGCTCCGAGGCCGGGCAGCTATTTCTTGTAGTTGGCGCATGGTCGTCCGGCGCGAGTGCAACCCTAATCGACACCCTCAATACCATCGTGGTGGAGCAATGGCTGACCTACTTCACCGTGACCTTCCAAGATTGGGACGGCACGCTGCTCAAAACCGAGACGGTAATCGAGCATGAAGCGGCGACGCCTCCTGCAAACCCCATCCGCGCCGGATATATCTTCACGGGCTGGGACGTGGCCTTTGACGATGTGACCGAGGACTTAACCGTGACAGCGCAGTACCGCACCATCGGTACTTACTCTGTCACCTTCAAGAACTACGACGACACGACGCTCAAGACCGAATACGTTCTTGAGGGCGGGGCCGCAACGCCTCCCGCAGTTCCCGACCACGAAGGCTACGACCATTCCGGCTGGGACGTTCCCTTTGATAACGTCCTCGCAGATATTATTACCACAGCGCAGTTCACGCCGAAGGTCTATCACACCGTGCGCTTTCTCGATTGGGACGAGGATGTTCTTAAGACGGAGCTGGTGGAGCATGGCTACCCGGCAACAGCGCCGGAATCTCCCGTCCGTGCCGGATACCGCTTCGCTGGCTGGGACTCGCCGGGAACGGAGATACTCTCAGACCTCGACATCCACGCGCTGTATGAACAAATCATTTACTACACCGTCCGCTTCCTCGACTGGAATGAGGCAGTTTTGAAAACGGAGGTCGTTGAGCAGGGCGGCACGGCGACGCCTCCGGCAAACCCTACTCGCTCCGGCTACACCTTCACGGACTGGCTCCCGTCTGTGTTCACGAATATCTCCGCAGACACGGATTTCACAGCGCAGTATGAGATCATCATCGTGTATCACACCGTCCGCTTCTACTCTGACGGAGCATTGCTCACAGCCATGCAGGTCGTGGACGGCGAGACCGCTATACCGCCGCTGCCACCCAAGAAAACAGATTATATCTTCGACCATTGGGATGCGGACTTTTTCCATGTGACGGCGGACATGAACGTCAACGCCGTGTACCGCGCCGCGCTCGACCATACGGTCATCCTCATTTACAGCGCGTCCGGCATTCTTCTGCAAACGATAGACCGGGTGCTTTCGGCAACTCTGCGGGACAGCCTCGATGGGGAGCTGACCTTTGACTTCTCGACCCTTGCCGCCCGTGGTCAGAGCGTCATGCCCGGCTGTGTGGCGGAGTACGAAGGGTGCTTCTTCAACATCGTGCGGGTGGCAAAAAGCATCTCCTCCGGCATGATGGTGACCGCCGTTTCGTGTGAGCATATCTCTTATGTGCTGAACGACGACCGCTACAAGATAGAGAGCTTCGACTTCACGGGCGACCCGTCCGTCGGTATGGCACAGCTTCTACTTGGTACGCAGTTCGCGCCCGGTATCATCGAATACTCCGGCTCGGTCACTATGAAGATAAACACACCCGTGACCCGCAGGGCCGCGCTCATGCAGTTCATCGCCATCATGGGCGGTGAGATCGAGTACGACGGGCATCTCATCAATGTGAAAACACATCGCGGCAGTACCGTTACCAAGCAGCTTCTGGAAACGAAGAACGTCACCGACGTCAGCGTGACCTATGAGGGCAGAGCGTCCTCGGCAAGCTACGAGGTAGCGTTTCACAAGGTGGCGGACTTTGCCGTGGGCGACGAGGTGCATATCGTATTCTCTCCGCTGGGCGTGAATACTTCGACCCGCATCATCGCTATGGAGTACAACCCCTTCTACCGCTACAGCATCCGTGTAGAGGTTGGCGACTACAAGCCCACCATCAATGACAGCCTCTACCGCATCGAGAAAAGCACCTCCGACAACAGCGACGATATGTCTGAGATTTGGAACACCTTCGATGATTTCTCCTCGGATTTTGACAGCTTCGAGGCGGACTACGGCAACTTCATGGATACCTACAAGGAAGTCCAGAACATCGCGGTCGGCGCTTCCTCCTTCACCGTGACCTATTCAGACGGCTCGATGGCGACCTTCAACTACTCCGTGGACAGGAGCGGTCGCATGACGGGCATAACGAGGGTGGTGTGAGCATGGCCTACAGTCAATCCTTCAACACACCGCTCGTCGTGTTCACGTCTTATAACGGCGACATGGTTTCTGACATCCCACTTCTCACGTGGACAAGGAAACCCGCCACGGCGCTGGGGCTACCCTCCGGCACGAGCAATGCGTATGTTTACAGCAACGGTACGTCGTTCCTCGCGGAAGGGTATGCCAACTCCACGGGCAACTTCGCCTACTACGACCCGGCTACGAAAACATGGATACCGTCCTTCACCACGAAAGCGGATGTACAGTACCAGGGGAACGGCGTGTATCTGTTCGTGAACGGCGCTTCGGTCTACTCGTCATTCAATGGGCAGACGCTGAACTACGCAGGGTATCTTCCCGGTCTCGGCAATCCCGTCATGTGCGGGGCGAGTAACGGTACGTATGGCGTTCTCTCCGCATGGTGGGTACACAGCCCCATGTACGCAAAAGGTAATGTCGGCTCGTCCGGCGCATGGACGCTGACAGGCGACTTCTACGAGGACGGGATGTGTTGCTTTACTGACATGACCTGCCACAACGGAATGTATATCGGCATCGCATCGGAAACCATCCGTGATTCCGGCAAGGGCGGCATTCAGATCAGCTCCAACGGTTACCGTTGGTCGAGGACGATAGAATACCCTTACGGACACACCGACAAATTTCCTATCGGATTTGGCAACGTTCGCTCCATTGGTGGCAGGCTGTTTTTGATGAACAGTTGTTATATCAGTTCCTACAACTATGTGCATCAACTCTGTGTGATGAACAGCAACGCCCGGAGCTACTCCATCGTCAAGCAGGCGACCTCGTCCATCCCGTCGCTGTACGCAATGGTCTATGTGGAGAAGCTGGGACAGTTCCTCCACTTCGGAGACAACGTCATCTACGCTTCGCCGGATGGGTTTCAATGGAAGGCCGTGCAGCAGACAAACTTCGGCGGCACGAAATCCAACGCCATCTATATCCCCGGCGACGGCTTCTATGTGACCACCAGTGGGTCGTGGGGGTCAAACAGTATTCTGTATTGCGCTTACCCGTAATGGGTGGGCGCTATTTTTATGAAATGAAAGAGAGGTTTTATCATGAAAGAATTTTGGAGTACGATTCAGCTCGTTCTTGCCGCTATCGGCGGTTGGCTGGGCTGGTTCCTGGGAGGGTGCGATGGCTTGCTCTACGCGCTTATTGCTTTTGTGGTCGTGGACTACATCACGGGCATCATGTGCGCCGTAGTGGACAAGAAGCTCTCCAGCGCGGTCGGCTTCAGGGGCATCTTCAAAAAGGTGCTCATCTTCACGCTGGTGGGCATCGCTAACATCCTCGACGTGAATGTGATCGGAAGCGGCAGCGTACTGAGAACGGCGATCATCTTTTTCTACATCTCCAATGAGGGCGTGTCGCTCTTGGAGAACGCCGGACATCTGGGATTGCCCATTCCGGCAAAACTAAAAGCGGTTCTGGAACAGCTCCACGATCGCGCTGAGAAGGAGGACACAAAATGAATCTGCACAAGCTCATTTTCACCGAGAACGACTGCTACAAGGCGGGTAAAACCATTGTGCCGAAGGGCATCATGGTACACAGCACCGGCGCGAACAACCCGAATCTCAAACGCTACATCGGTCCCGATGACGGTCTGCTGGGCGTAAATCAATACGGCAATCACTGGAACACCGCGACGCCGGGCGGCAGACAGGTCTGCGTTCATGCTTTCATCGGCAAACTGAAGGACGGCACGATTGCCACCTACCAGACGCTTCCGTGGAATATGCGCGGCTGGCATGGCGGTGGCAGCTCTAACAATACTCATATCGGCTTTGAAATTTGCGAGGACGGGCTTTCCGATGCCTCGTATTTTTCTGCCGTTTACAAGGAAGCGGTCGAGCTGTGCGTGTATCTCTGCAAGCAGTACGGTCTGACGGAGAAAAACATCATCTGCCACTGTGAAGGTTACAAGCAGGGCATTGCCTCCAACCACGGCGATGTTATGCACTGGTTCCCGAAGCACGGCAAGAGCATGGACACTTTCCGGGCGGATGTGAAAGCGGGATTGGCTGCGGCGGATACGCCTATCGAGCCTGAAAAGCCCGTTGATGTGGAGAAAACCGTCTGGGACAAGCTTTATGCGTTCCTCGGCGATCCTTACGGCGTGGCAGGTTTGATGGGCAATCTCTATGCGGAGAGCAGCTTGCGTCCGAACAATCTTCAGAACGCCTATGAATCAAAGCTCGGTTGTACCGACGCAGGGTACACCGCCGCCGTGGACAACGGCAGCTATGGAAACTTCGTCAGGGACTCTGCCGGATACGGTCTGGCGCAATGGACGTTCTGGTCCCGGAAACAGGCGCTGCTCGATTATGCGAAAGCCGCCGGGAAGTCCATCGGCGACCTCGAGACACAGCTCGGCTTCCTATGCCATGAGCTGACCAGCTATGCTGCGGTACTCAAAACGCTGAAGACTGCGACCAGCGTCAAAGAGGCGTCTGACATCGTGCTCACGCAGTTCGAGCGTCCCGCCGATCAGAGCGATGCGGTGAAAACTAAACGTACCGGTTTCGGTCAAGGATACTTCGATAAGTACGCACAGGTCAAGACGGAAACACCGACCAAGACTCTTTACCGGGTACAGGTCGGAGCGTTCTCCGTCAAGGCTAATGCTGACGCGATGTTGAAGCGAGTCAAAGCTGCGGGCTTCACCGACGCATTCATCACCCAGACAACGAAATAA